TGGGCGGCGCTTTGATTTTAATTACTGTCTAAGCTGCTTGACTGCCTCGTTGACGCCGGTCGCCGCGAAGCCGGATACAATGCCGACTGCAGCTGCGGTTATGTAGTCCTGCGCCGGGAAGTCTGCCATGAAGCGCATGGCGAGAACGCCGAGGATGCCGCCAACGATGCCGCAGATGATGGGAATCCACTTGTTGTCAAGGCCGGATGCCTTGACGGCCTGACCCACCAGATAGCAGATCACGGTTATGGCTGCTACGGATGCGATACCAAAGTCCATATTTTCACCCCCTTTCAGAGTCCAAGCTGTGCCAGCACAAACGCAATAAGCGCGCCGGCCACCAGCCATATCGTCTTATCTACGATGGCCTCCCAGCGCTTGGCGGGTTTGTCCGTAAGCGTTTTGAGACCGGTTTTGATCTCGCCTATGTCCGTTTTCATGGTGCTCTGCTCAGTGGCGAGCACCTTGACGGACGTGGTCAGCTCGTTAAGCGCCTTTTGGTTCTTCTCTAGCGCGTCGAGCCTGTGCGTGTTGGACTTGCCCCGCGCTTCCGTTTCTGCGAATTTTACGGCCAAGTCCTCCAAAGTAAACGCCATGCCTTATCCTCCTATCAGCCGCGCCCAAGTTTGAGCGCCTATGATGCCGTCCTGCTGCAAGCCGGATGCCCGCTGAAAAGCGATGATTGCATTATAGGTGTCCTGCCCTATCTCGCCGTCAGCGCCGCACCTGCCGCAGGAGTAGCCGCGCCCGGTGAGGAGCAGCTGCGCCGAGCGGACGCACTCGCCCTTGTCGCCGTAGCGCAGCAGCGGAAGGCCGGTGACGTTCAGCGCCGAGGCGGTCGCCTGTGTGGTGGCCTGTTCGGGCTGTGCAGGAGTGGCAGCAGCCTCGTAGCTTATCCAGCGGGGCTTACCCCACAGTCCCCAGCCGCGCCCTGCAAGCTTGGTCTTGACCACGCCGCGCGCGTGGCCGGTTGCCTCTACGACATAGCCATCGCCGATGTAAACGCCGACGTGGGACATGTCCCGCATAAACACGCACACGCCCGGTATGTTCGGCATGGTGTCGATACTGCCGTTTTCGGGGCAGACCATGAATAGCCCGCTTACTGCGACATCCTGCGCCGCCTTGTATATAGGCTCGCTGTCCGGTGTGTCGCACCAAAGGTAGCCCTTGATGAGGCCGACGCAGTCATGCACCTTCTGCCCGTACTGCGAGGCAAAGTCGTTGGCCGTGTAATAATTGGGGTACTGCTGCCGCTTTGCTGCGAGCAGTCCGGCGTTCGCCGTTTGTCCGAAGGTGCCGTACCAATACGGTTTACCTAACTGGGCGATTGAATACTCAACTAACCCTGATGCCGTTTTCATCTGTTATTCCTCCATTCGCAAACTTCCAAGCATATCCGCCGTGTTCCTTCTCGGTGTGGCACATGCGGCAAATCCCACGCCTGTCTTTGCCAAGTACGGCCGCGGCCTGCGTTGCGGACTTCCAAAGCGTTACGTCTCCGGTTGATAAATCAATCTGAATAATAGGCTTTGAAATGCCATCGGCGCAGCGCTTGTTGTGAGTCCCATAATTCATGTTGTACTTGCCGGTGCACCATTCAAGATTATCAACGGCGTTGTTGGTCTTGTCCTCGTCTTTATGGTTCACCTGCGGAAGATAATCAGGGTTATCAATAAACGCAGTTGCCACAAGCCTATGTACGTTTATCTGCCTTGCCACGCCGTCTTTTGAGAGGTTAACCGCCTTGTAGCCGTATCTGTCTTGCCGCTGTACTATCACGCGCTCCTCGCCGCTACGATGATAATTCAAGCTCTTAACCCGCCCAAAGTTACTCACTTGGTAAAGCCCCTCGTAGCCGACGACATCGCGCCACAATTCGCGTTTCCCCAGTTGTGCCAGCGCGTACTCGACGAGTCCGGTGTTTGTTTTTGTCATGCCGTTACCTCCTCCCATGCCGCCGCATAATCTGCGGGGCTGTATGCCGTATTTTGATGCTGTCCGCGGCAATTTCCGGAGTACTTATCCTCAGTTCCTGCCCGCGTATATATCCAGTCAGCATATTATCCTCCTGTGTAGCGGAGGCCGAAGCCTCCGGTCGTAGTCATAAGCCATCCGTCGCCGATCCGGAGCTTGTCCTCGACGACGATGTTCGCAACGTGCAGCATCCCGTCCTCGCTGTCAAACCAGCCTCGCTTGGAGCCGTTTATCCAGAACTGCCAGCCGGTCGCGGTGTACAGGCCAAGCGTTTGCCCCGGCGCAAGCTTATAATATGTCAGGCCGTTTTCTTCCTCGGTCTCGCCCGTGAACGTGAGGTTTTCGCTTATTGCAATACCCATCTGTGTTTCGCCGGTTTCGGGGTCGGTGATAAGCCCGCGCCGTATCTCCCCGCGTATGGTCGTCACGAATCTGTCCGTGCTGTCCGCGCGGGAATTCACCGCGTCGATCTGGCTCTGGAAATTATAGCTCTCGACGGTCTGCTTCGCCGTCTGCTGTATCGTTGTGTTTACCGTCTCCTGATACGTGCCGAACTCGCTTTTGGCAACGTATACAGAGGACAGATTCTGCGTTATCTCGTCGACGTAGCTGTAAATGCTGTCAGCCGTCTTTGTGATAAGCTGCCGCAGATTCTGTGCGTTCTTGTCTATCTCCGCTTTCGCCGCGCTGCCGGATCCTACCGCGGCGGCGGTGGTCGCCTGCTTTACCGCCTCGTTGATCTTGTCGTCGCCAAACTCGGCCTGCAAGGTGTCTGCGAGCCGTACGAGGAAGTTCCGCAGCGCCGAGATTTGCTGCTCAGGCGTCCCCTGCAAGATCGGGGGCATATCAAAAACGCTCATCGGTAGTCGCTCCCTATCTCCAAGATTCGCGCGATTGAGAACACTCGGCTCTCTCCGGTGCCGCACAGCTTGAGCCGCATATGGTCGCAGCGGCGCGGACGTATCGGGAACGTATAGCTTGTCGTGCCCTCCCTGTACGCCGTCGCGCTTCCGCCGCGCTGCCACACGCCTGTGCTGTCGTATTCGATGTAGACCTCGAACTTTGCGCCCTTCGCCATGTTCAGCCGGATGTCATAGCGCGATATGTATTTATTGCCGGGGTACTCATAGTACATAATCCCGCTGACTGCTTCCCAGCTGACGTCCGCCTCATGCGTTCCGCCGTAGCCCAGCAGACCGACAAGCTTCCCGTCAGCAATGCAGTACAGCTCGTCATCCACGCGCGCGAAGGCTTCGCCGTGCAGCTCGTCTTCGTGCATCCACAGCGTTTTCGAGATGTCGAAGCAGAACAGATGCCAGTCTCCGGCCTTGTCCTTCATGGAAATGTAGTACTTGCTGCCCACGGCTCCGGCCGCCGCATCGCTGTACAGCTCCTGCCCAAGCGCCTCGCTTACGCCCGTGGGGAAGCCGCCCTGATACGCGCATATGTCCTCGCGGGACTTGTAGTACAGCGTCTCGTTGACGACCGCAAGGCTTCGGCCGCTCCCGCGCTGGACGCCTCGCGCTACCGTCTCCGCTACTCTGTGCGCCCCCGTTGAAGACACGGTTATGCGGTGTATTCGGTTTTCCTTGAAAAATAGTGGGCTGCCCAGATAGTTGACGCATCCCGTCCATACTCCGTCCGAGCCGACGGAAGCCGTCCAGCTGTCTGTGCTGAGGCCGAGATACTGCCGCCAGTTTTTGAAGTCGCCGAGTGCGCAGCAGTAAAGCTCGTTGAGGTTCTGCGTGCCGTCGTTGCCGTAATAGCAGCCCCATAGCCGGTTCTGGCATTCGCAGACATAGTCCATCTGCGGCACACTGCGCTTGATCGTGATATCGCTCGTCTCGTCGCTGTACGCCTGCTCCAGCAGCCCCACGACGACGATATAGTCCGCCACCTTGTCCGCCTCGCCGCCGACGGCATAGATAATCTTGTCCCCGTTCGCGTCGGCAAAGCTCGCGCCGCTGATGGTCACGCCGTCGTATTTTGCAAACAGCGCCGGTATCTGCCCCTGCGTGGAGAACGTCAGCTTGGTGTACACCGTCACGATCTCCGCCCACGTTCCCGCCGCGCTGCCATACTGCCGCAGCACGTGCGGCGTGGAGCCTGTGTCTATCCACAGGTCAAGATTCTGCGGGTTGTCCGGCTCCGTTGCCGATACCGTCGGTGTGGTATACTCGTCGCCGTCGGCGCGGCACAGCGCATAACTTACGCTTCCGGTCGTGCTGAACGTCGCCTCTATGCTGCCGTAGTCTGCGCCGTCTGCGGTATTGTAGTAGACCTTGTCCGGAAATATGATTATATATGCCCCCATGCTTACGAGCTGCTTAGAGCCGCTTGCAAGTCCCGTCACGGGCGTCGCAGTGCCGTTGTAGTAGAGCGTTCCGCCCGCAACGTATGCGAGCGCGTCTTTCTCTATTATCCCTTGCAGCTCCCCGCCCACTTCAGTAATCCCGCGCGGCCTGCGCGGCGCAAGCATCGGTGTGTGGTCTGTGCTCAAATTACGGGTCTCGTAGAATTCGCCTTTGCCTATCTTCGTCTGGTGATTGTAGCCGTAAAACGAATCTGTCGTGTCGCGCTGTGTGGTCTGCGCGTCCAAATATGGGAATGTCGGCATACTATTTACCTCAGAACACGAAGCGTTTGCTTTTCGGCAGCGGCCTGTGCGTCCGGTTGTACCAGTTGAACCACTGCCCGTAGTTCGCGTTGTACATCGCTATCTGCTGATTATATCGGCTCGCCTCAGAGTTTCCCGCCGCGATCATCGCCGCGATGTAATGGGTGTACACGTCCTCGCCGTACGGCTCTGCGAGCAGCAGCTCCTCGTCGCCTGTGCTGTACGGGGTGAAGCTCTCTGCGCCGCCCTCGTGGGTCTTTATGACCTCCTCGAAGATTTTCCCGTCGAGGTTTGACAGCCAGCGTATTTTCTCGTCCGCCGAATATGCGTTCGGCTCAAGCGTGTCCGCCCTATTTATTATTTCAAGTACGGTCATGTGTATCTCCTAAAACAGGCGGGTTTGCCGCCCGCCTGTTAGAATTTCGGAAGTTCCTGTTTCAGATCGTCTCTGGTCTCATAGAACTTGTCTTCTGCTTCCTGGCTGCGCTTTATCTCGTCCGCGACGAACTTCGGGACGGTGCTTTTCTTGCCGCGCGGCAGGATATAATTGACGCCGTTGACAGCTACGAAGAGGTTCGGGTCGCCCCTGTCGCTGCCTCTCGGTATGGTTACTTCAACCATGTCGGTGTTCATGGTTACTTCAACCATGTCGGTGTTCTTTGCCATGTTAATCTCCTTTCAGGTTCCGGCGGGGAATGTCCCCGCCGGTTTGTTGTCAGTTGGCCGCGTCAGTTGCGGAGAAGGTGGACACGCTCATCACGCGGAGCATGCGCTCCTGATAGAGGATAGTCGCACCGTTCGTCTCGAACTTGTAGCCGATGGTGCTGAACTGGTTCAGCGGTCCGCCGATCTCGTCCTTGTCGTGGACTATCATCTCCAGTGCGCCGCCCTCCGGGTCGATGATACCGAAGGAGTCCTTGCCGAAGAAGTAGGTCGCGTAGGTCACGCCCTCGGATTTGTTCTTGTAGGTGGTGCCACCGAGAACAGGGGCGAACGCGTCCTCGATGAAGCGTACGCCGTGCAGTTCGCCGATCTCGCCGTTGAACAGTTCCTCGGGTGCGGCGTACTTGTGCGCCTCAATCCAGCCGTCGCTCTCGCGCAGGTCATGCGCAACGGACGGGTGAATGACGGCGTAGTAGCGCCCGTTGATGCGCGGGACGCGGTTCTTCTTCATTATGGTCACGGCCTTGTTGATCATCGCGGGGGTAAGCAGCGCCCAGCCGTCAGGAGTGGAGCTGCCGCCGCTGGCAGAGCTGCCGCCTGCGCCCATAGTCGCACAGCTGGTCGGAGTGCCGATGACCGCACCGGTATCCTTGTCGACGTTGTCGCAGTAGAGGACGTTGGTGCCGACGAGCAGCGCGTCGCGGATCAGCTTCTCCTGCGTCTCCGCGGCGGAAGCGCCCATCTCCTCGGTCGCGCCGAGGATGACGTCGTCGTAGGCGCGAAGCTCAAGCTTGTCGGTGATGGAGGTGTAGGTACCGTACTGGTCGATGCTGCCGGTCAGCGAGCTGACGCCAAACTTCTGGCCGGTGGGGATGACGCCCTCGGTCAGCTTCGAGGCCTTCTCGAAGGTGTTCCATTTGCGCCATTCCACCTGCCCCTTGTGGCTCTTGGGGAGGGGCTGCTTCTTGCCGAACTGAGCATAAAACTGCTCAACTCTGGCGTTCTCAAGCAGCTCGGTGTCGTAGAACGCCTTGAGTTCGGGTGCGAGGGTGTTGGTGCCGTCAAACGCGGTGGTCGTGCCGGTGCCCGCGTTGACATAGTTGCCGGTAGCGTTTACAAGCGTACCCGCGTCGGCGAAAAACTGAAGGTTAAAAAACTTGTTCATATATTTCCTTTCATCTCATGGGGTCAGCCTCCTAACGGGAGCTTTTCCCCGTTGTAGGCGGCGGCGTAAATTCTCTTACGCAGTGCCGCGCGTTCCTCTTTCGTCATGTTTCTGGGGTCGTTTGTCGCAAGCGTGGCGGCCTGGCTGCCGTTTTCCCTCGGTCTCGCCCTGTTGGCGGCGACCGAAGCGGAAACAGCCTCCGTTGCCTTTGCTGCTGCCTGCTGCACGCGCTGCTCCTGCACCTCCGGATGCAGTGCCAGATACGCCGCGCGTACGCTTATGTTGCTCCCCGGCTGCGTGAATTTCACGAACGCTTCGTCGCTCATTGCTGCCGCAAGGTCGAAGTCCGAAAACTCTTTCTTCAGCTCCTCGCCCTGCCTGCGCAGCTCGTCGAAATGGCTGGAAGCCTGCTGACGCTTGAATGCGTCCTCCAGCTCCTTCTGCCGTGCCTGCCGGTTGGCTTCATCTTCGCGCGCCTTGCGCTTGCCGTCCTGTTCGGCCAGAATCATTTTTTTGGCCGTGCCTGCGTCTGTCCCCAGTCTCGCCGCGTCCTCCTCGAACATGGCGTCGTCTTCGCGGAACTTCTGTATAAGCTCCTCCACGTTCAGGTTAGCGGCGTCGAGTCCGTAGCGGCTGGCCAGATAGTCATACAGCGGCGCGGCCGCGGCTTCCTTCGCGCGCAGTGTCTCAAGCTCTGCGTCGCTGTTCTTCAGCCGTCTTTTGATCGTGCCCTGCATCTCTGCGTCAAATTCCGCCTTGTACTCTGCCTTGACCTCGTCCCAGCTCTTGCGGACGGCGGCTCCGCTTTCTTCCTGCTCCGGCTCCTTCTCGTGCGGCTCCTCCTGCTGTGCAGGCGCCGCGGGTGTCGGGGCATTCTTGTATGCGCCCTTTCTTATCTTGCTTTTGGGTACGTTCAAGGCCTCAAGTCTTGCTTCAAAACTCTGCCCGGCGTCGGCAGTACTTTCGCCCGTTGCTTCTCCTCCGCCCTCGCCTGCGGGTGCGCCGCCCTCGGCAAAAAGCTGGAGGTCGAAGTCAAATTTTGTGTGCATAGGATGCCTCCTTGTTTATTCTCTGGGTTAAGCCCACGACTCTTAGCTTTATGATAACAAATCCCGCTCTCATTTCTCTAACCCCAAAACGCGAAAATTTTTCAAAAAATATAAAAACACACTGGGATTTCTCCCAGTGTGTCAGCGTATTAGTGCCACGGGGTTCGCCGCAGGTTCCGCGCGGTATAGAACGCGCAGAACATCGCGTCCTTCTGCGCATTGGTCAGGTTCAGACTGTCGATGTACGCCGCAATCTTGTAAAGCTTTGAGTAGCTTATCGGCTTGCCGTTTTCGTCATAGTCCGATTCGGTGCGGTTGTACATCTGCCACGATGTGTAATAATCCTTCCCGCTTATGCCTGCCGCCGCTACGGACTCGTTGTACTTCTGCACCGCCGCATCGGATATGTCCTCGGTTCCGGGGTTTGCGATGGTGAAGTCGTATTTCTCGCGTCTGGCAGCGGCGTCGTCCTTGCTCTTGCCGCCGTACTTCATCAGCATGTTTTCAACGGCCTCGCCGGAGACGCGTTTCTCCTCGTACGCCTTGCGGATATCCGAGTATTCAATGCCGGTGTCCTTGACACACTGCCACTGCAGCACGGTTGACTTTGCGTCGTCCTCTGAGGCTCCGCCGTATTTGCTCCGCAGCGCCGCCGCGCGATCCGCCGATATTGTCCCCGCAACATATAAATCCTTCAGCTCGCTGTACTTGAAGCCCGTGTCCTTCTCGCACTGCCACTGCTGAACCGTCGCTTCCGCATCCGCCCTGTATGTTTTGCCGTACTTGACGAGGTAGTTCACCGCATCGCTCCGCGAGATATCCCCGCTCACGTATGCGTCAGACATATCGTCGTAGGCTATGCCGGTGTCCTTCTCAAACTTCCACTGCAGCGTCTTGGCGTCCGCCTCCATGTCCGTCGCTCCGGCTCCCATAAGCACGCGCTTCGCCTTGTCTATGGTTATGTTGCCGTTAAGGTACTCATCTTTGGTGTCGCCGTACTCGAAGCCGTACGCTAGAGAGACCGTCCACTTGGCTACCTGCTTTTCTGCCTCCTGCTTGCTCATTCCGGCGTAGTCCTGCAGCTGCTTTATAGCGGTCTGCTTGTCTATGCTCTGCTTCCCGCCGTCTGTCGGCGCGTATTTCTCGCGGATGACCTTCTTCACCGCGGCCTGAGCGGCGCTCTCGTCCTCAAACCGCGCCTTTACCCTGTCTGCCTGTTTCACGTTCCCACTCACCAGCGCGTCGTAAAGCTGCTCAGAGTTTGAGGGGCTTTCTCCTGTCCATCCCTCGGCAACCGCCTGAAGCGCGCCCTGCCACGTCGTCTCTTCGCCGTTTGCGATGGTGTCGTATGTGTAGTAGGCCGCCCGCATATCTCGCATCACGTTTTTGAGCGGAAGGCCGAATATCTGCGCAATGCGCCCCGCGAAGTCCTCAATTTTTCTGTACGTGGACTTCTTGTCGCTCTTCAGCGAGGTGTACGCATTCCAGAGGTCGGCAATCATGGTCATGTCGTTGCGCTCCACGTCGTACCCCTGAACTATCGACACAACGTCCTTGATATAGGGGATATACGTCAGCGGGTTGAATCCGTCTTTCAGCTCCCCGGTCAGCGCAGCTATATATTTTTCGATGTAGCTCTTGTCGTCATCGTCGTTGCGCGCCGCATAAACGAACGACACGAGTATGCTGTTGAGAAGCATGGAAGCAACAACAGAACCTAGCTTTCGCGCTCCGAGTGCCTTACGCCCGTTTCGGAAGTCGTCTATCGCGTCAACCACCATACTGACGTTCGTCAGAGGCTCAGCCATGAACGCCGTCGCCATCTTGACGCCGACATCCTTCGACCTCATCATCGCGCTTCTGGAGAACACGGAGTCGTAGACCTGCGTCTCCGTTATGATCTGCGTGAACCTGTCACCGACTCGCTTGTTGAATTCCTCGCTTCCGGTTTTGAGGTTTGTCGTGTCCGCTACTTCGCGCTCAACCGCCTGCCAGATGGAGCACCATGTCAATTCGTCCATCAGCCCCGGAAGCGCCATGATAACGTCGCTCCGGTAGTTGCTGTCAGTCACGAGACCCTTCGCCTTTTCCGCAAGTCCGCCATATTCCCGCGCGGTCATCCACTCGCGGGCGCTTCTGCCCAATCCCTGATCAAAATAGCCTATTTCCTTTATGGCGGCCACGGGGGCGTACTTCTTCATGTGCTCCCACAGCTCCTTGTGCTTCTCGGCGGTTATCTTCTCCCCGGCGAAATACTTCGGGTCGATATATGCCGTTGCTCTGGCTATTGCCGAGGGCTGCTGAATTGATACCGACAACGAACCGGCGACCGCGTACTTCTTCATAAACGCAAGCCCCTTGTTCATCAGCTCCGTCGTGGGGTCAGACCGCGCGCTGCCGTTCACATCCTTGAGCAGGAGTTCTATTTGCTGCACCGGCGCTTCCGAGCCGAACGCGTTTGTAAGCATCGCCTTGACAGAGTTCGCGCCGTTTTCTATGTCGCTCGCGCTGGTCGCGTAGTTGAATATTCTCGTGAAGTCCTCAAGCGGCAGCGTGAAGCCGTGATACGTCGCCATCTCATATACGTGCTGGCTCCATGTGTCCACAAAGCCGCCTATGTATATCGGGTTGTTGGCTTTCTCGACCGTGCTGCGCGTAAAGCCGCTGTTCTTGATTTTCACATTGTCGCTGTCGCCGCTCCGGCTTTGCAGGTACTCCGACGCGCTCTTGATAGGCCAGTAGACCTTCTCCTTGAACAGGTTTATACCGTACAGCTCGCGCGATACCTCGTTGCCCCATTCGGCAGGCTTCGTGGAAAGCCAGTTTTCCATCTCCTCTACGAAAGCCTTTTGCTCCGGCGTGAGCTTGCCTATGATCTCGTCGAGCACCTGTTCGTCGAGCGTGTATGCCCGCGCCTTGATCTGCGACATCGTCAGCGTGACGCCCTTTTTCTTGACCTTTATCTTTCCGTTCTTGCCGAACACTATGCCGCCCGCCTCAAGATGTTTCTTGCCCTGTTCGCGCCGGCTGGTAGCGTAAACGGACATCATGTCATCAAGCGACAGGCTGAATGGTCTGCCCTGAGCCGAGACGAAATCGTGCTTTTCCTCAAGCGCCCAAGAGAAGTATCCGTGCTTTTCGGCCGCCTGCAGGAAGAACGAGCGCGCCGTTACAACGTCCCGTGCTCTGACGTCTTCGCCCTTGCGTACCTCGTTGTAAGCCTGCTCAAGCTCGCCGCCCACTTTGTGGAATATTTCGCCGGGCTTGAGCATTGACCAGAACTGCCGCTTTACAAACTGCACCGGCTTGAGGCCGAGGTCTGCCCCCTCTGTTGCGGAGAGCCTGTCGATCTCTGCCTGCGCCCTCTCCTCAATGCCCGCTTTCTGGTTCAGCACAAACGCCTTGTTCGCTTTCGATACGACGGTGTAGGTCATCTTGAGCAGATCGTGCACCGCGTCGAGCTGTTCCTGCGTCATTTTTACAAGCGGCGTATCGCCTACGAGCTGCGAGACCTCCTGCATTTTCGCGGCTATGTTCTCGTCGTAGCCGTTCGCCACCGTCGGGTCGGCAGAGTTTGCGATTGCCTGATAAGCCGTGTGCAGCGCATCCAGCCGAGTCTTGAGTCTGTCGCCCTGCGCCTGTATTCTGTCGCGGGTCTCCGCAAGCTCGCGCTTTATCTCCGGGTCTGTCGTCTTTGCTATGGCCGCGTCGTATTTGGCGACGCGCTCCGCCGCGTTGACGGTGTCGAGGTTGAGCATGTCCAGCACCTCAGCCACAGGCTTCTGAAGCTCAAGCAGTACGTGTTTCTCTTTCGATTCCTTGAGGAGCAGGTCGCTGAGCTTCTTCGCCATATCGCGCACTTTTGCCCTTGTGTCGGTTTTGCTCTGCCTTGCCTTGATAGTCTCGCGCATATCTGCCCTTGCGCGGGAAAGCATGTCTTTCACTGGGTTCATCGCGCGCAGTTTGAGAAGCTTTCTGTCCTGCGCGTCTACCTCTTTCAGCAGCTTGTCGCGCGCCTCCCGTGTCTCCTGCTGCGTTGCCTTGAGCGCGCCTATTCTTTCGCGCCATGCGCTTTCTGTTCTGCGGCGTTCCTCTGCGGTGAGCTTGCTGCGCTTGGCCTGAGCGTATGCGTCGTCTACCGCCCGCCGCGCCGCGCTGTATTCTATCTGCGCATCGTCCAGCTTGTCGTATAGCTCCTGATACCGGTCAAATTCGGTGCGGTACTGCGCAAGAAGCTTTCTTTCGCTTTCCGTCGCCGCTACGCTGTCAAGCGCCCTCGCGAGAAGTTCCCTGTCGGTCATGGCATCGTCGCGCATACTGTACCTGAACTGCTCATACTGCTTGCCCGTCAGCTCCGCCACGCGTTTTCTCGCCTGCTGCTGCTCTATATAGCGCTGCGTGTCGCTGGTGAACGACGGGTCATATACGCCGTTGCCTATCCAGCCGCCGCTCTTGAGGTCGTCAACGTCTATGCGGTTCGCCTCTATGAAGGATACGTGCGTCGGGTATCTGCCGTCGCGCTCGGTTATCGGCAGAACGCTGCCGTCGGTAAGCTCTATTGCGGGTACGCCGTCAAGCTCCGATATGTCCTCGTTGAGGTTGAGCTGCGGATACTTCGCAGTCAGGTCAACGTCGCGGTTACTATAGCGGACATCTCGGCTTTTTGAATTAAAGCGCTCCGACAGGGGAATGACCTTGCTGTTATCGTCATACACGACAGGCTCAGCGGATTTTATCTGCTCCGGGTCAAATACAACATACGAAGTCCCGCCAAGTTCGCTGTCTTGCACCTTCAGCCCTGAATAGCCTATCCGCTGCATCTCTGCCGCGTATTCCTCTGCGGCTTCACGTATAGCCGAATATTCGCCATCGGAGTACTGTTCTATCGCGTCCTCTGAAATATACTCATTGAGCAACTCGTCTTGCAGTGTCTGCAAAGCTATGGGGTACAGTGCATCCGCTTTCAACCGGAACTGCCTCGCGTCGCCGGGTATCATGCCATAGCTGTACGTTGGCTTCGATACGTCATGATCGCTGAACCAGAAGCCGAGATACGCCGTTGCCGCTGTCGCTGCGTTGTCCGCATAGTCCACAGTATTTTCGCCCAACCTGTTTCTATCAAAAACGTTAAACGCGCCATTCATGCTGACGTGATATGCGGTGATGTCGTATTCAGCGTCTTCTGCCGCTTCATTCACCATGCTCCTTGCGGTCTCAAGGTCTCCGCGCTTCACCGCGCTCAGGTATTCAGCATCTCTCTCAGATTTTTTGATTTGGGTATTGCTATTTTCGGAAGAGGAGCGTATACTGTTATTGGAAACTGTACTGCGGCTCGCTTCGGGCGTATTGATGGGGGCTTGTTCACCCGTCGGCGTAGCAAGGTTTCCTTTTTTTATGCCTGCATACATTGTCTGGACAAACAAGTCCAGATGTTTGTCGGATACAACGGCGACAAGATTCACCCTGCCGTTCCCGTTCTTGGTAAACTGTATGGCAGGCTTGCCATTATACTTCTTGTCAGAAGGAACTATAGTATCAGCATTTTGTAAAATCTCTGGGATTGCAGCTACATCGTCCTCGGTAACAGCGCGCTGACCCCGCAGGCGCTCAGTGGCGGCGTTGCCGTGGTCTTTGAAAATCTTTTGAATCTCATATGCCGAGAGAGAGCAGTTATAACCATCGACATTTATTCCCGTCTCCGACATTATCTTTTGCGCTAGATTTTGCGGAACCATTCCGAAGTACATTTTCCGTCCGCCAATTCTGCCTGCTCTTGCGTCCTTGATAAATTCACGTAGTTGCGCTTCGCTGCTATAAACGACAATGCGCTTGCTGTTTTCCCAGTTCCGAAGTTGCTGCTCGCTATAGCTCCTTAAGCTGTACTTCGCCCCGTCGCCGTTCTCGGCGGCGTTTTTGTTTGCCCTGTTCCGCACGGCCTCGGAGAGTGCGCTGTCCCACATCGCCCGCAGCTCGTCCATGTAGTCGGTCATTGCCTTGGCCTCGTCGTGGACGGCCTCAAGCCCCGCAAACGCGCTTTTGATTTTCCTGAAGAAATCATTCAGCCACTTGCGTATCTTCTTTGCCAGAGGCATATTATCGCTTGCAAGCTGCCTTATTGCCGTCGGCTCCGTCAGAACCGTCTCGCACGCGTCGGCTATTACCTCCTCCACGGCCTCATCATAGCTCAACTCGCGGCTCTCTCGTGCGCGCTTCTGCGTGACAAGCTCTTCGATATCCAGTCCCTGCTGCATGAGCCTGTCGGTTATGAACTCGCGCAGCGCTATATATCCGGCCTCGCTGTTCTCGCGGATGAAGTGCGTCATTTCGTGCGCCGCCGTCAGAACTATCGTCCGCTGCCCGCTCTCCACGCTGTTCATGCCTGCGTTCACATCGAGGTAAACCGTGCCGTTGTAGTACATGCCCTGCGCGCCGCTGTATCTGCCCTCGGCGTTTGCCTCGCTCTCGTAGAACACAACGTTCACGCCCGTAGCCGTCAGCGCCTCCGCGAGGGTCTTCTCGGCGTCGCTCATGCGGTCTATCGCTTCCTTGCTTGGGGCTTTGAGCTTGCGCCCGTCGGCCTCGCCGCCGTCGTAGGACACCTTGCCCTGCTTGACCTCGCCCTTGCTCTCGCCAGTGCGCTCTGCCGCCGCTTTCCGCTGATCCGCGAGCTTGCGCCCTGCCTGCATCAGCGCGTCGAGCTGGGCGTCGCTCAGCATCCGGAAGGTCGCTTTGCCGAAGCTGCGCGCCTGCTCAAGTGTTGCTTTGGTCTGCGCGCCGTAGAGGTTCATCGCAGTGTCCGCCGCCTGCACGTATGCTGCTATGTCCTGCCCCGGCATATACGCCGCGTACATTGCCGCCTGCGTGTCGCCGTCATAGCGGGATATCTCGTCAAACAGCCTGCGCGTCTGCTTGGGGAGTTGCTGCACGTCGTCGGGCTTTACCTCCCGGATGGTACTCTTGCCGTTCTCCGTGACCTCGACGCGCGCCATGCCGTTCTTGAAGCCGACGACCTTGCCGCTCTCGTCGCCGACCTTCACGTCAGCCCGCTTCTCCTCTGCGGTCACGGTGTTGGTGCTGCGTACACCGTATTCGCCGGGTGCAATGATGCGTGTGCCGATATCCCGTGCCCACTCGTTAGAGCGCTGATACTGGCTGCCGTCATGCCCGCTCAGCTCCGCTGCGGTCTCCATGCGCATGTTGCCGATGTCCATCTCGGAGAGCACGCGCTTTGCCGCCTTGCTGTTCTGGATCAGGCCGCGCTGCTTCTCCGTGACCTTCGGGACGCTGATGTCCGTCGCCTTTGCCTCCTGCTGCACCGCCTGCCGCACAACGGCTTCCGTGAGCGCTGAGCTGTTTTCACCGAGCGCGGCAAGCCGCTTGCCGACGGCCTCGCGGATGTTATCGAGGTCTTTCGAGACCACGGCCTCCTGCGCAAGCTCCGTGAGCGTCCCCGCCTGATAGTTCGTCATGCGCTTCCCGCTCTGTACGCGCTTTTCATATTTCTGCGCACGTTTGCCCGCTGCGGTGTCTGCGCCCTCGCTCTTGGCGTAGTCGATAAGCTCCTGCGCATCGCCCTTGTATGTCATGCTGCCCTGCACGGTGCTGTGGACGCCGGCGCTTGCAACGCCGCTCACAAAGCCGCCCAAGGCATCATACATAACACCCTGAGTCCAGTCCGCTATTACAAGCTTTTCAGCGTCCGCAGGGCTGTAACCCGCCTGTATCAGCGCGTAGTAGTTGCTCGCAAGCTCGCTCTTGTCGCCGTTTATTATTGCGTCCGAGATTGTGTTCATCAGCGTCGTGGCCGACTCTTCGCTTGCCTCGATGCCGCCCTGTACGAAGATGTTCTTGATAATGCCCTTGAGCGAAGAGGGGTTCTTCATCTTTATCAGATGCTCTATTGAGAACATCTCACCCGCGACCTCGGCGACACCGCTTGCGTAGCCGTAGGTCAGCGCCTTGTCTACGCTGAGCCCACGCTGTATGCCCTCCTCGTAGGCCGTTTTGCTCGCCTGCCCGAAGAAGTTGGCGTACGTGCCCACGCCGCCCAGCATGTATACAGATGCGAGGGAGTTGAGGATGCTTACCCCCGTCTCGTATAGGTCGCCCAGGCCCTTGCCGCCGATGACCCACACATTGTCGTTGATAGTCCCACTCTTTTTGTTCAGCGACGAGGCAATTGCGGACGTCATCGCCATGCCTATGTCCGCGGGGGTAAGGCCGGATTTGGCCGAGACGTCTCCGGTCGCCGCATATTCTTTCGTCCTGTCAAGCGTGTCGGCAAGAGACGTCATGGTCATCCCCACGGAGGCTACCGTGCCAGCCAAGCCCGTCCCGAAGTTCTGACTTGCCCACTCGCCGACTTTTTCCTTCTTCGCCTGCGCATCCGAATAAGCGTATCTGTCATTGATGCGCCGCGCATAAGCCTGTGCCTCGTCCTTATTGTCGTTGTAGAGGTAGTAAAAGTTGCTGCGCTCTTCATCCGTCCAGTTATCCCGGACACCGTTGCGCCAGCTCATGGTATAGTCCGCCTGCTGCGCGTTCTTGTATCCCGCGCCGAGAGATTCCAGCTCCTGCTGGATGGCGTTCCGCTCACGCTCGATCTCGTCCGACTGCTCCACAGTGCTTGCCCAGCCGCTGTTCTGATTGAGCGTCACAAGCCTGTTTTCCAGTTCTGCTATGCGCCTGCGCTTATCGGCAGCGCCGTCATACGCCGTGCGTCCGCTGATAACGCCCCTTGTATAGCCCTGCTCGTCGCGCAGTCCGGCCTCGGCAAAGTAGTCTGCCCATTCCTTTTCCTTGCGCAGCTCCGCTATGCGCTTGTCGTAGTCGGCAAGGCTTACGGCAGGGCGCTGCTTTGCCCTGCGCGCCTCCTCCTGTCTGCGAGCCTCTGGCAGTGCGTCATACTGCTCCGTCGTAGTCACCCACAGTCCCGGATCGCCTATAGCGTCCGCGTCCTGCCTGCGCCGTTCCGTCTGCTGTGCCGCTCTCTGCTGCTGTGTAAGCTCCTCAAGCCGCCGCGCCGTGTCAGCCGCCCACTGCCGCCCGGTCATGCCCTGTTTGAGCTGGTTCTGATACTGTGTGCCGTACTTTGCGTATTCCTGCGCCATCTGCTGATACGCTTTGCCCTCGTCGGTATACTGGGGATTGTTCAATATGCCGTGCTGCTCCGCGTCGCTCTGCCAGTTGCGCATCACGCGCTCTCTGTCGCTTCTGTCCGCGCTGGTCTGCCGGAACGGATTCACTCGCCCGGTCTGCGTGCTCTGCGTCTGCTTGCCGTCTCGGAAAGGATTGTAAGCCATGCTCCGCCTCCGTTTTTATCTTGTTGCCGCCGTGTTCTGTCTGCCGGAGCCGCCGCTGCCGCCGCTCTTCTTTTTCTGCCCCGGCTTTTTTATTGTTGGGGTTTTCTTTGCCTGCCCCGCGCCGTTCATCAGCTCCTGCGCCTGCTGCACAAGCTGCGCGTACTGCGCGTCGTTGAGCTGGCCTGCGTACTGGTCGAGCCTGTCCGCTGCCGCGTCCTTGCCGTAATATTTGTAGAGGTTGTATATCGTCTGTTTCATTCCGGCAAGCGTTGTCGCGTCAACGTCCGCCCTGCCGTTTCCTCCGCCGCCGGTGTCGTAGTGACCGCCGCCCCCGCCGCCGCTGCCGGAACCGCTTGCGCCCGCATTTTGCAGCTGCCACATATAGAGCAGTTTGTCCGCCTGATCGCGCGTCAGCCCTGCCGCCGTCAGTTCGTCGTCGGTGGGGGAGTAGCCGGTGTTGTTGATGAAGTACAGCAGCTTGTTGTATGCGTCCTGCTGCCTGCCGTATGCCGTCTCCTCGTCCTGCCGCCTGAGCGCTTCGTTGTACTGCCAGTCGCCGAGCTGGTCGCGGTAGCGGTTGTAGTCGGTCGTCGCCATGTCGTTGAGCATCGCGTACTGGTTCGTCAGCGCGTCGCCCTCGGCGTTGTACTGATTGAGCGCCATGCTGTAAGTCTCCGGCAGCACCTCGCCGAGCCGCTGAAGGTACGCGTCATACTGCTGCTGCCCCACAGCCTGCCCGTAGCTGCTGCCGTAGCCGCCCGTGAGCGCCGCCGCCTGCCCCATAGTGTCGCGCATCGCCTGCTGCCCCTGCTGCACATACTGCTGCTTGTACTGCTGGAACAGCGGATCGCTCGCCGCGTCATAGCTGAACTTTTTGCGGTTGACTATCTGCTGGTATATATCCTGTATCTGCTGGTCATACTGCCCGCCGTACACGGGAGCCTGCGTCTTCGCGCCCTCAAGCGCCTGCATGGTCGCCTGATACTGCGTGTTGTCCGGCTGCTGTGCGGGCTGCTGCGTATTCTGCTGCTGTGTGCCGCTCATCGCGGCCTGCTCCTGTTTCTTTCGTTCGTCTTCGTATGTTGCCATTTTGCCCTCCTTATCCTATCCTGTGCCAGATGTACACCGCCAAATAAGGCGGCATATTGTTGTGAGCTTCTCCGCCGCCGACGTCGCCCGTATTAGAACCAACTGCGTAGTAGGTGCTTTTACTCGCAACGCTCGGATAACCAATCTGCGCCGAATTGTTCCCCGCGCTCTCATTAGGATACCAGATAGCATGGTTGTGCGAAGGCATTTCCGAGTTTATCAAGGTATGCGTTGCCTCGCCGCCCGTGCTCCCGGCAGTGTACGTGCTGCCGGCTGATATAAGCGTCCGCCCCTCATCCACGCGCTCCCACGCGCCGCCCCAGAGCGTTGCCGGGTCAGTTGCTGCAGAGAGGCTTATGTATATTCCCACCGGGAGCACCGCGTCAATTATCGTCTGCTTCAGGCTTTCCAATATCGACTGCTTGATGCTCTCCGCTATCGTTGCGCTGCCTATCCATATCTGCCAGTCCGCCGGGATTTCCAGCGCCTTGCTGTGCTCCGGCGCTTTTCCAAAAGCCGCACCGAGTCCGTCCGCGCGGAATTTCAGCGCCCATTGCCGCGTCGGCAGGGACGTCACCGTCACCGCCGTATTGCCGAGCGCATCCGTCGCCGTTATTCGCACCTGATACGTGCTGTCGGGGGATATCGTGCCGATGATTGCCGTCTCGCCGGACGTGAGCGGCGTCTCCGTGCCGTATACGCCGCCCTGTATCTTGTGCGCCGCCGTCAGCGTCAGAGTGTTTTGGCCGCCGAGCGCGCTGAATGTCGCCGTCGCCTTTGCGCTGTAGTAGTTGCCGTCCTCGGCCTCCACGCCCGCCGCCGTGCAGCGAAGTATCTGCACTTGGCTCAGCGTAGGCGGCGCATATGCCATCGGCTCGATGCGGATCGTCTGCGTCGCCGTCCGGCCTCTGCTGTCTGTCGCCGCACACACTACGTCAGCCGCGCCGAGAAGGATGGGCGTCCTGTAAGGTGCCGCATTGACCACGGCGCCGCTGCACGTCACTGTGACGCTTGCAAGCGCAGCCCCCGCCGCCTGTGTCAGCTTGGCGGCGTTGAAGCTTATCTCCGCCTGCGAATAGCCCGCGATGTAGCCCGTCAGCCCTGCCACTGCGCCAATGTTGTACGGTGCAGCCGTTGCCCAACCCTCGGATATCTGCGGCCTCATGCCGTCGTCCGCCGTTATCGTCACCGCCGCGCTCGCCGTGCCCACTGCCGTGTCGCCGTTGTACGTCGTCACCGTAGCCGTGGCAGATATCGTCGTAGCGCTTGAGAAGCTGTCAAACCACGATCTCGGCACAGTCACGCTGTGCGAGGCATCGAACAGCTCTGACGTGTACAAAGTCTTGCCGCCCGCCGTCACCGTCAGCCTGTGGCGGAACGCGTCCACCGCCTTGTTAAGGCTCACCGTCAGTGTCCCCAGCGTCTCGACCGTCTGCGTTATCGCCGCGATCGTCGAGCTGCCCGCCGTTGTTGTGATGTTCAGGCTTGCGACGTTTGCAAAATTCCATAAAAAGTAATTTGTGTTATTGGGGAATATATATATGTACGCCTCAGTGTTCGCAGGGAGGTTGACCGCCGCTTCCGCCGCGGAGATGTCGTAGTCCTTGCCGTTGCCGGTGATCGTCAGCGTCCCGTGGCTCGCGGAGCCTGCGCCCGCGTTTACATGTGACGTCGGCGACGTGGTGGCGTACCAGTTAAGCCCGCCCCACGAGTACGACGCGCTGTGCGCCAGATGCGCCCCCGCGAAGCTCAGCTTGCTCACTCCGTCCGCGGGCGTGATGAAGGTGTAGCGGAGCACGCGGGTGAGCTTGTTTGCCGTCTCAAAGCCCGCGAGATATCCCGTATGGCTCGCACCTCCGCGGTATGCGGCGCGCCCTGTCGTTGTAACCGTCATATTACCTCCACAAAGTCCGGATACGCGTCGGCCAGCAGCTTATACCCGCGCCGCGCGAAGAGTATCGCCGCGGGGTCTCCGTGCTTGATGCTGATGTGCCCGTCCTCGCGCTTGACCTCCGCGTCCTCACAGATGTCCAGCAGCGTCATGGCCAGTATCGACGCCGCCGCGCAAACAATGTCTTCGCCCTGCGGCGCATAGTGCGCATGGCCTTTTATGTCTATCCCCGTCAGCCCCGCGTGTACGCTTATCATTCCGCGCCTCCCGGCTGTGACGCCTGCCTGCTCCGCGTCCGCGCGTTTTGTACGCGCGTCTGTTCCTGCGGCTGTCCCGCGTCGAGGTTGATGTCCGCCGGTGCCTGCCGCTGCTGGGGCTGTTCGCCGGTTATCGCCGTCATGAGTCCCGCCGCGAGGTTTGGCTCGTATTTTTGCGCCAGCGTCAGCGCCATCTGCTGGTACATGATGAGCTGCTGATACATCCCGCCCATCTGCGATATCTTTTGCATCAGCGCGTCTTTGCCGTCAAACTCCATCATGTCAAGGCACATCAGGCTCGTGTCCGCCTGCGCGGGATTGAAGAAGCCCAGCGAGTAAAACTGCAGTGCCAGCTCGTTTTGGCTCATCTTGGTGTACGCCGCGGCCTTTTGCGCCTTAACCTCGATGTCGAATACCGGCAGTCTCATGCCCATGTCCTGCCCGCCCAGCATGCCGAGCGGCTGCCCGCGCAAGCCCGCGTTACCGTACTGCACAAACTTCTCTTCGCCAAGGCTGCCCGTGATGCGGAACTGCCGCGGCACATCGTAAAACTGCCGTATCAGCTCAATTACCAGCGTTACCACTTGGCTGTACGCCCTGTAACTGGTCTTCGTGCTGTCGCGGCTGCCCTTGCCGCTCGCCTCCTGCAGCGCCGCGATGGCGCTTGCCGCCGTCACGCCCTGCGAGGTCGAGCCCGTGGCCGTCTCGGTATTGCCCGAAGTCTCGCGCAGCTCGTTAACTTTTCCGGCCTGAAACTCCATGTAATTGCCGCTCAGAGGCCGGTAATCTATAATTTTAAGCGCATCATCGCCGAGGTTGCCGTCCACCGTCACCAGCGGTGTGGACAGATCCAGAAACTCGTCCTCATGTACGCCGCCGTCGTTGCGCCGGAAGTATCGCGGCATCGCGCCCACCATCGTGTTTTTGACAAACGCCGTGTCCATCAGGTCTATTGCCGTCTGCGCGTTGCTGCACAGGTCGACAAAACCGTAGCCGCAGGGGCTGCCCTCGACGGGGAACAGCGAGTCGAAGACGAAGGGATAAAGCCCGTGATCATACAGCGGCTTGCCCTCGTCCTCCGTCGCGTAAAGCACCGTGTCGCCGACGTACTTGACGTAGTGAAGCACCGTGCGCCCGTCCTGCCACAGCTTGTAGTAGCAGTCGATCACCGTCGTCTTGCCGCTCGTATCGACCGCGTCATCATATAAAAACTTGGTCGCCGAGAATGGGCTGCCCTTGAGCTTGCCCTCAAGCTGCGGGTACCTCTGCTCCAGGATGTCGTTGTCGTGCAGCGCCGTGTGGTAAAAATACCGGCTGTCCTGTATGTCGCGCACGCCCGGCTCCCAAAAGAGATTCAGCAGGTCGACGCGCTCTATCGAGATGTCGCCGAGGCCGCCGAGCTTGTCCGCGTCCCACGTTACCTTATATACGCCCGTGCCGGTCTTCAGCTTTTGCCACATCGCATCGCAGTATGTATCCTCGAAGAGGTTTTGCTCCATTACTACCGGCACGATGCTGCTGAGCATCCGCGCCTCTTCGCGGTCGTTCGGCTCGCGCGGCAATATGTTGGGTTCGGGGTACGCCTCCATCGCGTCGGCGTGTTTTGATACAATGACGTTGTGCAGCCAGCCGGAGCGGCTGCGGAAACCGCCGTCGTCGAGCGACGTGGTTTTCATCTCCTCGCTGCTGTTGCGCAGCTTCCACCAGTTCTCCGCGCTCACTACGCGGCGCTCAAGGTGCGCTTTGCCGGTCTTGTATTTTTGCAGTATCCGCGTCAGCTCCTGCAATCTTTCGGGGGTTATTTTGCTTTGTATATTGTCCATTCAACAGCCTCCTTGCCATTTTGTACAAATATTGAGTTTAAATTTTGTGCATTCTGCCTATTGATTTGTACGCACAAATGGCGTACAATATAGCCAAGATAACAAAAGGAGGAAAACACAATGACAACTACGATTTATGCCCATTACGGACTTCTCGGCGCGGAGAAGCGCACGGTTTACAGCTGCGGCCGCGGAGAAATCTACGACGAGTTGGTCGTGGATATCCCCGATGATCTTTACGCGGGCTGCACCAGCTACGGCGAACCCCTTATCAACGCGGAAGGCGAAATCTATCTGCTCTACGAGGTTCTCGGCGGGAACGATGCGCCGCACATCTGTTACTTTAACGGCGAGCACGACGTCCTGCGCGAGCTGCCCGTCCTGAGCCGCACTGAGCATTATGACCCGATGGGTTAACCGAAGACGATAGTATTAAGAGGAGGATCAAAAAAATGAAAGTATTCGCGCAGTTTGATGCGTACCCCAACGAATTGATCGAAGCCCGACTCCCGACCGAAGAGGAGAAGGCGCAGCATCGCGCGGGTTGGGCTGACGGCCTGATTTTTGGCACTGGCAACCGTGTGCCTGTCCCCTACGTCAAATACTGGGACATCCCGGCAGAGTGGAAGACCCGCGATTACTGGGCGCTCCTCGGCTGCGGCAACCGGTGCTACGAGATCTCCGACGAGGAATGGAATTGGCTCTTAAGCCTGAACGCCCAGCGGGAAGCCGCGAAGAAAGAGAAGGAGCGCCAAGAAGACATTGAGTGGTACCAAAATGTTATCCGCAAAGCCGAACGGCAGCCGGATATCCCGACGCCGGAAGAAGCCGCCCGCCGCTGCAAGCGCTGGAACAACGTGTATAACGAGGGCGGGTACGGCTACGTCCCAGACATCATCGACTCCGCTCGCTATGCCCGCGCAAAACAGATGCTGCAGGAGCTCACAGGAGCCCACGCCGAATAAGGAGGTACCATATGGCAGGAAAAACCGAACGTCTGTACATCCGGATCACGCCGGATGTCAAAGCGCGGCTCGCGGAAGCCGCCGTAAGCAAAAACCGCAGTATCACAAATTATGTCGAGGATGTGCTGCTCGCCTCCCTCGACGCGGAAGGAGGAACAACCATGACAAACGATGAGATCAAGGCCGCAGCCGGTATATTCGCCGTCTGCTACGCGGCAACCAAGTCCCGCAGCGAGGCGGACATCGCAAACGCCCAGCGCTTCCCGCTCCTGCTTGTGTCCCGGTACGTGCAAAAGCTCCACGCGATGCACAAGGCCACGCCGGATATTGACAAGCAGATCGGCGATCTGTTTGCCCGCATAGGCGCCGAGACCATGCAGCGAGACTTTGACAAGTGTCTGACCCTGCAGCAGCAGGGCGTGTGGATGCTGGAGTTTGCGCGGGTTCGCGCGGAGCGTTGACCCTTGACAACTCCGCCATGAGCCGTTATAATATCGGTGTCAGCCCCTCGCGGGCTGTGGATTGAAATAATTATTTAATTTTTAGCAAGCGGGAAGATGATGCCGAAAGGCGTCATCTTTTTTATATTGGTTCAGCGGGTCGTTTATTATGTTTGGCTGCTCGACCGGCCGCATCGGCTTTATCGGGCGCGACATGCAGAAGTACCGCCACTCGTCGGCCACATGATCCTCCATGTCGCTGTCTACGTCCTCGACGTGTGTCTGGCTGTACATCAGCAGGGGGATCGTGCGTATGAACGCCTTGCAGGTGTCAAATACATACATCCGCGGGTACCCGCGTTCGTCAAACTGCAAGCGATAGTGGCACTGCATCCAGCCCGGTATGCGCTCGTTGTCGCCGGGGTCGAAGTATATCCCGTACTTTATCGCAGTCTCTGCAATGCTCACGCCGCCCTTGTTCGCCCATATCGACGGGTCGGCCACGCCCTGTATTTTCTTGTCCTTGAGCCACGGGTGCGTCCGCTCAATCTCCGCGATCTTGGCAAACTGCTCTTCGTTCGACCACTTCACGCCCTCGTTCGGCGTCCGCGTGCAGCCGTACAGCTCCATGATCCTGTATATCGTTCCATCGTAGTCAACCGCCCACCACGCGCAGGAAAATGGCTTGGCATAGCCCCAGTCGTAGCTCCGGTATATGCGCCAGCCGCGGCTCTCGCCGTGCGAGATATCAAAGGCCGGTATAACGTGTGTAAAGCGTCTTTCGGCTTTCGCGTCCTCCACACTTATCCCCGCCGCCGCGCACTTCTCCACATCGGGCGAGGCTCGGAACTCCGTGAAGTACTGCCCCTCAAAGGTGTCCCACTTGCCGTACAGCAGCGCCTCGCGCTCCTTTTCGGGGAGCAGTGCCAGCGCCGCCAGATATTCAGGGTCAGTCTCCAGCAGCGCTTTGTTGTCAAATACCGTCGCCGGCACGAATATCCTGTCCCGGTGCATCTCGATGAGCTTACCCTCCGGCGTCGTTATCTCCACCCGCTCGGTTATCGGAGTCAACGGGGGAGCGGCATCTATAAACCTGTCCTTCACCCAGCCGTGACCGATGCCGCCGGGGTTTGTCGTTGCGCGTATGTATACGCGGGTTTTCTTCGTGCTCCTCGGCTTCCGGCTCGGACGGTTGCGCGAAAACATGTAGCTGTACTCCTCCCATGTAAAATGCGTCAGCTCGTCAAAGCCTATAAAATCGTAGCTCTTGCCCTGATAGTTTAGCTTGTCCTTGCTGTGCTGCATCGAGCCGAAATATATCTTCGCGCCCGAAGGGAACCTCCAGACGTGTTTGCCGTCGTTGTATTTTGCCCGCGGGAAAGCCAGCGGGTATATCGCCATGCTGCGGTCTAACAGCTCCGCCAGCTGCGGGTACGTCTTTCGCAGGATCAGCCCACGGTAGTCGGGGTTATCCACCTGCCGCAGCGCTTCGACGAGCAGCGCGTCGCTCTTGCCGCCGCCCGCCGCTCCGCCGTATAAGGCCTCATATTCAGGGCGCTCCATAAAGGTGATCTGCTTTTCCTGCGGCGTCCATATCACCTCAGCCATGCAGCACCTCCGGCAGGATGATCACGCCGGTCTCGCCGGTGTCCTCGGCTTCAGGACTTGCCGCTTTCTCAAGATTTTTGATTCGCGCCTGTTGCTCTCGTATATCAAGAGCAGACTTGATCATCTGTATCTCCTTTATATCCATCAGCGCCGCCGTTAGGCTCCGCAGATCGCGCGGGGCTATGCCCTCCATGTCGCACATCTTCTCGCAGAGGTCAAGCAGCTTGTCTGATACCTGCATTACCCGCAGAGCCCTGTCTGACTGTTCGTCAGCTTCCGCCGAGGCGAGTCGCGCCCCCACCTTGTCCGCTACCGCGTTCTCGTGCGCCTTGCGCTTGGCTACCCAGCCGCGCTCGCGTGAGTGCCGGTTCATGGAGCTCATGCCCACGCCGTACTTTGCCGCCAGCTGGCGGAGGCTCGCCTCGGTCGTCACGTATTCTTTTTCGATTTTTATCCAGTTCGGTGACTTCTTACCCATCGGCTCACCTCCTCCTGCTTATTTTACTAAATCCGCCCGCCCTTTCTCTAACCCTAAAACAAAAAAACTTGGGGCTTTCACCCCAAGTTTTCGTATTTCTTGTCGTTCAGCTTGCGTATAACGCATGGAGACGCGATCTGCTCGCAGTTAGCCGCTATGTGGTTCGCCATGTCCTTCCTGCGGCGGAACTTTGTACTTAGGGTCGTCCGATCCATGATGCCCTCGCAGATTATAAGCCGTCTGTTGTCGTCGCAGTTTTTGTAGTACGGGCATTTTATGTCCGCCGCCCGCCAAGATTCCATCGCTGCACCTCCTGTATCACACTCTTGCTATTATTGTTCGGCTGCTGCTTCCCACGATATAACCACTCTGCGCATTGAGACTGTCGCGAGCAGGGCATATGCCGCAGCGAATGCGTCTTGCGCGGAGGCGCCCGAAAACACTAGCGTGCCGCTTATTAGGGTGCCCGTCCCCCCCTGCGGCCTCTGCTCGGTTTTCCCTTCAGGCTTTTCCGCCGCGTCCGTCGGCTCTGCTGTAGTTGCGGCGTTTGCCCATGCCCAGAACGCATCGTTCCTTCCGGACGCGCTCCGGCAGCCACGCGGGGATGGGATGCCCAACGCCGTGTACAGGCTACTAAGCGTGCGCTGAGTTACCCCCAACATCTCCGCGACCGCGGCCTGCGTGGGGTTAAACTTATCCATAATTGATGCGATATATTCGCGCTTGATATCATCTGGCATCTGCTTGAATTGCGCCCACTTCATCGGGTGCGCCATGCTGTAACACTTCACTTCACCGTTCATTTTGTCCCGCTCCTTCTTCGTCATATAGTCCGACGGCGTTTTCATTCTGCCGCCTCTTCCCACGTGGCTGCGCCTGTTGGCGCTTCCTCTCGCCACACGTTTTTTCTCTGCGCAGTCGGCGTGAAATGTGTATTCTTCGTCAGTCATCGCCGCGGCTCCCTCCGATAATGACGGCCATTATCAAGGTGCCAAGCGAGCCGCCGAGGATAAACGCCGCGAGCGCCCATAGCCAATGTATCATGTGGTTCTCCTTTCCGCGCTTTCGCGCTACTCGTACAGCAAGACAGATAAATGCTCCTTGGTAAGCGGCTCAAACGCCGCATCTCGCGGTATCGCTTTGTATTTTCCCATCTTGCCGGTTTCTTGCTCACTGTCTTATTTTTTTGGTTAAATCTCCTCCGTAGGAAATCGAACGCCTCCTGCTCCGCCTTGGTTTTTTCCGTTGTCACGGCCTCTATGTCAAGCTGAGGCTCTAACTCCAGCAGCTTGTCTTTGACGCTGATCCAGCCCTCCGGCGCAACGTCTGCGGCGGGGATTTCGCGGATAATTGCCCTGCATTTCAACACGCCTATCTGTTCTTTCCCGTCGGGATCAGTTTCAAAAAATGCCTCGTCGATTTTGGCCAGCAGCTTTTCTCGGTCTATGTAATCAGCCATTGTTATCGTCTCCGAACTTCATAAAGCAGCCCCAAAAGGTACCCATCTTTTTACCGGAGTGGTGGCCAAACAGCGGACGTTCTCCGATAGCGTCCCACACTGTTGCAGCCGGGATCTCGTGTTCGCTCCACTTAAAGATCAGAACCCCATCCGGTTTTAAAACGCGCATACACTCCTTGAACCCGTCATGAAGCATCTGTGGCCAATCCTTGTCGAGCTTCCCGTATTTCTTGAATGTCCAGCTATTTTCACCGACGTGAGCCAGATGCGGTGGATCAAACACGACAAGCGAAAATGAGTTGTCTGGGAACGGAATGTCCGTAAAGTCCGCCACCACATCGGGATGTACGATGCATTTTCTTTCGCTGTCATGCCGAGTTGATTTCCAAATGCCAGTATATTCCTCGTCTCTTCGGTCACAATAGACAGCCGCAGGATGCTGCTTGTCAAACCAGATCGTTCGGCTTCCACAAGTTACATCGAGAATTTTCTTATCCATTCGTCCTCGCACCTCCACCCCACTGTGCAGCCATCGTAAAACTTGTCCTGTGGATTGCTTTCGCGGTTCGCTCCGCGCTTGCAACGATGCTTTTTGTGGTCGTAGTCGGCACACTCTCCGCAGTAGGTTATTCCTTTCATTTCGTATCACCGCCCATCCGCGCGCCGCAGTTGGGGCAGATAGGGTAGATGCCATCTTTAGCCCACTGATAGTCTCTGTGCATTGCCTCCCCGCCACACTCCGAACAGTCATAACAATAATTACTGTTCTTCCAGTGCGGACGAATCCACCGCCCATGCACCACTGGGGCAACATCAGCAGCAGTCTGTGCGTCTACCTCCCATATCACATATTCCAGCAACGCGCAACCGTATGCATCATCAACGTCAGCATGAGCCTCACGCCATCCATCTAAAATCTCGCGCAGCACTTTCCTTTTGATATATTCAGCCATAATTTACCTCCTATACTTCTTGACCCCGATTTCGATTTTGCACCGCCAGCACAGCCACGCAAAGGCAATGGCGATAACCGGGTATCCGTAATAATAGCGCTCATTTATCCAGCCGAATGTTGGTATCACCATGAATTCGTTTGTTGTTTTTGTTCCCTTAAATCTCATTGCATTTTCTCCTTACCCATGTATTCATCGCTTGCCTCCATATCATCAAGCGTATACTGGCCGGGGAGCACGCCGTCCTCCATCCACCAATGGAATACATCGCGGCCTGTTGCGCCCATGCTCCAACTGCCCTCAAGTTTGCCTCGCCGCTTGCGCTCTGCGAGCATACGCTCAAATGCGGCTATGTACAGCAGCATAAATTTTGGGTTTCTCGCGAATTCGGCATAACGTTCTGCTTTTCCCGCAAGCGGGCAGCCAACGCAGCCGACGCGCTTCCGCCCCTCGCAGTACAGCGGGTTAGCCTCTACCTTCTGGTCGCCGAGGTATGCCCACACATCATCCTCCGTCCAATCTACGATCGGGTTGCAAATGCGTTTACCCTTCAACTCACATGATTCAAAAAGTCGCCGCGCGTCATCGTTATCGCAGTTGAGGAGCAACTTTTCGTTTTTGTTACGCCGCAGGATTTCCAAGCTGTCGCGGTTCGCCTTGCGTGCAGGGCTTTCCGCCCACCGGACGCCGGTGACGATAAATCTATCCTTACCGCTCTGCTCCTTGAGGACTTGGCAGCAATACCGCACAACCCGCGTCGGCGGCATTAACTTTTGAGGTATCAGTGCCCACATGGAGGTACGCTCGCCTTTGTATGTAGGGTGCGCGATAGCGTACTTGATACCCTTGTCCTCGTACTCTTTCGCTCTCTTGCGGACGTGGTACACGGTTTCGGGCGCGTCCGCTGTGGTGTGGTTATGCACGATCTCAAACGGGATTCCGGCGTTTTCGGTAAGGCGGCATATCACTGCAGAGTCTTTGCCTCCGGAGTCTGTAAGCATAAGCGGCTGCTTATACAGGCGCAGCGACATATCCGACGCGAGGCGCAGCCGCTCCATCGCTGTATGTTCTTTATCCATTCGTCCTCCGCTTCGCCAGAATCTTGCCCATAATGCCCGCCTCTTCCAGCGGTACCTCGCGGATAACCAGCGCTTTCGGGGCGCGGACTTTGCCGGTTTCGTACAGCGGTACGACTATCTCGTCTGCGTCGGCCTCAAGCTCAAGGATCGCTATATCTCCCCAGCCTCGCCCATGCGCAGCAGACCACCCCAGCGTTGCCATGTGTATTCCCTGCCCGCAATCTTCCACGGGGTCGGTGGTAAACCCATTTGCCTCGGCGACCGCGCCGATGGTGTATGTGAAATTGTTATCCCAATCGTCAACGTATTTGCCATCGCGTTTATGTACGGCCTTATACAGTCTGATTTTACCGTCGGTTATGGTGATACCGTTTGCCGACGCCCAATCGGCGATATTGTCGGGGTTATACACAATGCGGGCATTGCCGGAGACCATTATGTTACCTTGCCTGTGTGCATCTACAACTTGGCTGTTGCCATACGCACGAACGGAGCTGTTGTCATGCGCCTCGACTGAGCTGTTGTTACACGCACAAACGGAGCTGTTGTCATACGCGCGAACGGAGCTGTTGTCATACGCACAAACGGAGCTGTTGCCATACGCGCGAACGGAGCTGTTGTCATACGTACAAACGGAGCTGTTGTCATACGCACAAACGGAGCTGTTGTCATACGCCTCGACGGAGCTGTTGTCATACGCCTCGACGGGGAGCAGATACTTTTTGTTCACGACTGCACGCTTGGCCGGGGTGCCGAACTTTATGATGATTCTGCCGCTGTAATCTACGGGTATCGCGTCAAGCTCGGCTTGACTGGTAACTATTTTCTCGTTCATATGTGCTCTCCTTAAATGTAATTTTTCCCAAAGTGTGCCCGGAACTCGTCCTCGCTCCAGCCGTAGTGCCGCATTGCCACGCGCTGACCTTGACGTTTGAGCAGCGCGTCAAGCGCGGCGTCCTTGTGGTGCAGCGTCATGTGGCAGTCGTGGCAGAGCAGCACCCAGAGTCCGAGCGCCTTAGACTTAGCCCGGTACGCGCCGTGGTATATCTCGTGCCGGTCGAGCTTCCCGCTCTGCGCCGCGCAGTAGTAGCAGCCCTCGATGTCCTGCACGATTGACGGAGCATAACCGTTTCGGTCGAGCGTCACTCCGTATTCGTTAGTCATAACAGCGATATTTGCTCATACGCCTGTGTGCCCTCACAGTTACGTACAGCCTGTTTGTAATATGAGCTTTTAAGTTCTATGCCTATTGCCTTGCGCCCTTGCTGTAACGCAACAACAGCCTCAGAGCCTATCCCCAAAAACGGAGTAAGCACCGTATCGCCGGGGTTAGTCCATAGATTTATTCCGCGCCGAATAACGCCAAGCTGCAATGGGCATATATGCCGTTCGTCCTTATCCTCCTTTGCGCTGCTTGCTTGGAGCGTATCAGATGGGTTTATGTCCATCCAGACGGGGCTTGCGTATCTCTGCCATACGTCTACCGGGAAACTCTCATTCGTGTGCGTCACGCGCTCAGGATTTTCTCCCGGCTTGCGCATGGTCACAAGATAATCTGGTATGCCCTGTCTGCTCATACAGCTGTCTTTCTTTATCTGTTTATGCAACAGGCCGAGAGCCTTAGTGCGCTGCATTGCGGTCACGGGGTCTTTCCAAATACACACCTGAGAATGAAGCACAAAACCCGCATCCTCAAACAGCCGGATCATTTCACCGCGGAAGTCCCGGATACCTATAATGCCGTCTCGCTCTTTTGAAAGCGGCAAGTCCATACAATGAAAACTCACCAGCCGACCCGGCATAAGCACACGGTACAGTTCACTCACGATGTATTTGAACTGTTCGTAAAACTCCGTCGTCGTGCGGCAGTTGCCTAAATCTCTCTCGCTGTTCGAGTATGTATACAGGCTTGCAAACGGCGGCGAGAAAATCTCATAGTGTATGCTGCTCTCCGGTATGCCTTTCAGCACTTCGCAGCTGTCGCCATTATACATCGCGTAGTTCTCGCCTATTGCTTGATCTATCACGCCGATATTTTCTATAACCATTCCGGTATTTCCATCCTTTCCAAAGCGTAGTAGCTTTCGCTCATTCTCACGGTATGGTGCAGGTCGGCAGCAAGTATATTTTTTGTGAACCGTACAAGCTCAGAAGTCATACGCTCCGCATCGCGCTGTTTGCGCTCTATGTTTTCCTTGACGCAGCCCTCTGCGTCAGAGATCACGATATACACATCAACAGGCTTTCTCTGACCGAATCGCCAGCAGCGGCGAACCGCCTGATAATATGCTTCAAAACTGTCTGACAGCCCTACAAATATCATCTTGCTGCACTGCTGCCAATTCATTCCCCATCCGGCTATTGACGGCTTTGACACAAGCACTCGGTTTTCGCCTGTTGTAAATCCGTTCATCGCCGTTTCCTTGTATTCCGCGCTCTGACTGCCACGGACTTCAACCGCACCATCTATCGCATCCGCAAGCGCACTGCTCTCGTCGTTGAGGTCACACCAGACAAGCACCTGCTCATCCGTCCCATTGGCTATCTCTGCCGCAGCTGCCACCCTGTCAACCAAGCTTGACCGGCGCACTTGCCGCCGCTCCTGCAAATTTTGTGTAGCTTTCGCCATCAGCATCATCTGCCCGTCGCTGTCCGTTAAGACATCGCTTTCCGTTACGACTTCGTGTATACGAAGCTCCGGCAGATTAAAGCCTGCGCTGTCATATTCCAAGTCTGCCGGGCTTGTCAGACAGCACGCCCATCCAGCAACCCACTCAAAGAATTTGCTTTCTGCGTGACCTTTGAGCCGCCACAGTGACGTATTTCCACCGTCGTGGCAAAAGAACGTAGCCAGCATTTCAGTCTGCGTCATTATGTTGCAGAACTGCGCGTGTGTGCCAAGCTCCTTGTAATCGTTCGGCGCGGGAGTTGCGGTGCAGCACAGCTTATATGGTGTGTCTTGAAACATATCCGTCAGCAGCTGCCGCGTCTTGCTTGAATAGTCCTTGAGTATGCTGCTCTCATCAAGCACGACGCCGCTGAATGTCTCCGCTGTGAAGTGCTCGGCCATCTCATAGTTTGTGATGTTCACGCCGTCAACAGCGTCTTTCTGCGTTCGGCAGACTTTAACGGGAACGTCGAACTTTTCACCCTCGCGTCTTGTCTGCTGCGCAACGGCAAGCGGCGCAAGTATCAGCACGGGCTTTCCGGTATGCTCTGATACCTGTTTAGCCCATTGGAGCTGCATAGCCGTCTTGCCAAGCCCGCAATCTGCGAATATGCAAGCGCGGCCTTTTACAAGCGCCCAACGCACTATGTCATTCTGCCAGTTGAACAGTTTCGGATTACTTGACGTTGGCTCAAATCCGGACGGTGTGACGGCTATTTTCTTGCTCTCAAGGAATTTATGGTAATCTTTCATTCCCACGCCTCCAACAACGATCTGATTTCCTCCTCCGGCCGCGTCTCGATGCCCAGCGCCCGCGCATCCTGTATGAGGTCGTCTATCAGCATGGCCATCTGGCGGGTATCAAAATCCGAGCTGCCGTAATACAACCACAGTATGGAGCAGCCGTCGTTCTTGGTGCTTGGCTCGCGCTCAACACGCCGCCCTATGTGGTCGCGTGTCCACAGGCGTATCATGCTGTCCACCGCCCTGTCCTCGATGCAGACAACCTCGCAGATGTTCGGCACGTTCTTCAGCGCCTCGCGGTACACCGCCTCCGGCGTCTCGCGTACTGCAAGCGCTATGTCGTTGATGAGCCGCCACGCGTATGCATTGGCGTTGAGGCTGCGTTTCTTCTTGACGGGGGAGATGTCATATTCCCCCGGCTTGAAGCCGTATACAAACCGCCTCGCGTCCGGCACGGAGGCCGTCAACACGAGCTCGCCGCCCAGCATCCTTGCGCTGTCAATTCTCATGTCAGCCTCCGGTTCTCCGGCGACGTCTCGAAGCAGTACCCGTTTTTCGAGCGTTCATAGATCCTTGAGCCTATCGCCTCGTCAATGTCCATGATCGCACCTATCGTGCGTTCACCGCTGATGATCGTGCGTTTCCGTGCGTTGTACCGTGCGTTCAGCAGCTCAAAGGCAACGTTCAGGTCACCGTCGGACACCGCCCTGCCCTTGAGGAAATCGTCGATATACAGGACATCGACGTTCTTCAGCAGGTTCATGCGCTCCCGGTACGCGAGGTTGTCGTTCACAAGGGCTTTCAGCTCGCGCACTTCGTCTCGCCATAGCATGTATTTGCAGTTCTTGCCGCCCTCTATCAGTTTGGCGACAATGGCCGTGCATATGTGGGTCTTGCCGCTGCCCGGCCTCCCGACGATCACAAACCATTCGCCGCGAGACTCGGCAACGTACCGCAGCGCCGCGGCTTTTATGGCCGCCGTCTGCTTGTCCGGCGTCTTGTACGCCTCGAAGGTGTACCGGCTCATAACGTCCGCAAGGCCGCTCCGCTTGATTCTCAGCGCATTTCTGCGCTTTATCGCGCATTCGCACTCGGAAACGGAGATTTCGATGCTTCCCGGCACGCGATGTATTATCTGCCCCGTATCGCGGCAAAGCTTGCAGCGGTATTCAGGTGCTGTAGGTAATGCCCCATTTGCTGTCGCTTCGCTGCGCTTCTTCTCGATCCACGCCGCGAGGCTGACTCCTACGTTTTCCATCGCCATCCTCCTTTTCCCAAGTTCTCACCGCAGCTTTCCAGTCCTTCATCGGGCTTTTCCCGACTTTCCACCCCTTAGCGGTGTAAAAGTCTACAAAGCGCTCTGCGTCTACGGAGTTTCCGCGCTCTCGGCAGTAATCCCGCACCTCATCGACGGTGGGCGGGGTGAAGCGCGCAGCGCGTATCCCTTCTTTCGAATTCGGATTGGATTCGGATTCGGATTGGATTGGATTATAGCCGCAATCTGCGGCAACTTGCGGCAACTCGCCGCAATCTGCGGCGAAAGTATCAAGAGCGCCGTTTTCCGGCGGTTCGGGGAACTTCGGCTTGCAATCGCGCACACGCTGATGCTTGACCCACCCGGGGAACAAAAAGTAGGGCTTCCCGTCCACTTTGTAGAGGGCAACGCAGCCTTTTGCCGCCAATTCTTGGAGCGCAGCATCTATGTCTTTGATGGATAGCCTTTCCCGGAACGGGAAAATATGTCCCTTGATTATGGCGGGGCGAGCGTCTCCCCGCCCCGCATCATCTGCCTGTGTTATAAGTCCAACCCATAACCGAAATTCAAAATCCGAAAGCGCCGCCAGCTTCTCACTCGAGCATATGCTCTCCTTGATTATTCTGTTCGGCATGGCGGAGCCTCCTTAAAACGGAAGCTCGCCATCGTCGGGTATCTCCTCGAACGGAACGTCGGGGCTCGCGTCGCGCTTCTTGCTCTCGCCGAAGTAGATGTTGTCGGCCACGACCTCCGCCGTGCGGCGCTTGTTGCCGTCCTTGTCCGTCCAGTCACGCAGCTGCAGGCGCCCGGAGACTACCGCCATGCCGCCCTTGCTGAAGTACTTGCTGACAAACTCGGCGCTCTGCCGCCATGCGACGCACGGTATGAAATCTGTCTGCTTCTCGCTGCCGCCGCTCTGGAAGTCTCTGTCCACCGCCAGCGTGAACGACGCTACCGGCGTGTTCTTCTGCGTGTATCGCAGCTCCGGGGCAGCGGTCAGCCGCCCCATAATAACAATGTGATTAAGCATTCTCTTCCTCCTTAAAACGGCAGCTCCTGCCCGTTGTTCAGCTCCTGTGTACGCTGCTCCTGCGCTATGCAGTCAAGGCACAGCAGCTTGCCGTACTTCTCAAGGCTGCGTTCCGCATGCTTGGCCAGATTCACGGGCTTGCCCGCTCCGTCCCTGTACGGCGCTATCACGCTGCCGCAGCATTCGCATATGTATTCCGGCGCTCTCGGCTTCTCCTTCGGTGCGGCGGGCTCTGAAGAGTACTTGCCCGGGTCACGCTCCCAGTACACGGACGCTCCGACGCCCAGCGCCTTCGCCGCTACGCTGATTGCGTCCGTCGTCGCCTTTTTGAAAGCCTCATCGTCGAGATATATCCCGCTCTTTTCTGCTGCCAGGAAAGCCGCGCCGCCCGTGCCGGGGATAGGCTGTGATACCTCGCCGCTCTCCGGGTCCCGCACGAAAAGCTCGATGTTCACAAAGGCCGCCGCCTGCTTGGTGTGCTCGTCGCGGGCTATCTGCTGTTCGGTGATGCGGTACCACCACCCGAAGCCGCAGGGCCCGAAAACCTCCGTCAGCTTCTTGATGCGCCACATTGGGTTGATGTCCGTCATGCCCTTGAGTCTGCCGCCGCCGATGGGCTTCTTCGCCTCGCGGGGGACTTCCGCCGTCGCGTTGTAGAATCTCAGCTTGTCCGTCTCGTTCATTCTGCCGCCCCCTCAAGCTCCGCCAGCTTCGCCAGCGCGTTGTCCAAGTCCTGCTGCAGCTGCCAGTTCTTGATGGTCAGGTCGCTGACCTTCTCGTTCATGTGGTCGAGCAGGGTCTCGGCTCGTGCCGTCCGTTCTACGTAGTCCGTGTACACTGCCGCGGGGACGATCATCACGGTGTCGCCCAGCAGTTCGGCGTTTGTCTTGTTTTCCATTATGTGTTTTCCTCCTTGAATTTCAGCGGGCACCAGCGCCCGACTGTGTATCTTGTGTCAACTATGTATTCGCCGGTCTTCCGGCACTGCGCCCGTGCGTAGGTCTCAAGCAGCGGGCAGTAGGCGCAGGCCTCATGTCCCGGCTCAAAAAAGATGCTCACCGTCGCCTCGGAGTATTTCTCCACGCCGTTCATATCGCGCCTACCTCCTTCAGCCTTGTCCTTGCGGCCTTCAGCCGCTTTAATATACTCAGCGCCCTCGCGTTCTCCTGCCGGAAGTGCCGCTCTATCTCGGCGCTGGACGCCGCGAGGAAATACCCCGTGCCGTCGCTGTCGTTGATTATGAGGTAGCCGCAGTTCCGCGCCTCCTCGATGATCCGCCGCAGATGCCTGTCGGATACGTCCATCATGCTCGCCAGCGCCCGGCGGCTTATCGCCGCGCCCTTGCCCGCCTCGCGGAAATGGGCTATCAGGTCTGTCACGTCCATGCTCTCCGGCTCTGCGCGGGCTTCTCCGTCGACTACGCCGGAGATGTAAAGCTGCTCTGTCCCGCCGAATAAAAGGCTTTCCGGCACGTTCAGTGCGCTTGCAAGCGCCTTTGATACGCTTGGTGTCGGCAGGCACATCTCATTTTCAAATCGGCTTATCATGCTGCTGTCGATTCTTGCGTCGATGGGCTTCACCAGCGCCGCAAGCTCCGTCTGCTTGAGTCCGCGGCTCTCTCGCCAGAGTCTGAGGTTATTCATCCTCTTCGTCCTCCTCGTCGCAGTCATCGTCCTGCATCCAGGGCGGGAAGCCAGTCGCCTCCATGCAGCGGATTATAGGGTCGTCCGGTATCTGATACACGTTTATCCCTCCTCAGTAGTTCCAGCCGTTGTAGCGCTCAGGGTGCAGCCGGTTCCGCTTGTAGTCCTTGCGGTAGTCGTCGTAGGCCGCCAGCGCCGCCACAAACAGCGCCCACAGCAGCCCCAGCGCCAGCGGGATTCCCAGCACCGCGCATAAAACGACCTCTGCCGTCGTCGGCGTCATTTCCCGCGCCTCCTCTCGTTGAAGAACTTCACCGCATCCGCGAGGTCAACGAACTGTGCGGTCTTGCCTCCCTGCTCTACCTCGTACCCGGCGCGGGTGTGATCCGGCTGATGCTCAACCACGAAGTACAGCGTCTTGCGCCCGTCGCGGTGCATCGGGTATTTTTGAGTGAGATTTGCGAATTTGTTCATCCGCAGCTCACAATTTGCCATTGCTTTTTCCTTCTCTCTGTGCTATGATATAGTCATGTGTTTTCCTTACCGCCTTACGGGGTTCCCGCCCGTGGGCGGCTTTTTATTTTCTTCTGTGCCGGTGCTCGTACTGCTTCCTCTTGCGCTTCCATTGTGCGCAGTACCCCGCCGCGGGGAAGCTCCTGCGCCTCGCGGCCTTTGCCGCGTCGTAGCGCTCGCGCCATTCCTTGTATGCGCCGCAGCTCCCGTGGCAGCCCGCCTCCCGCTCCTCGCAGTTGACGCATGGGCTCAGCATCGTTCAGTCCCCCTCTCGCCCCGCCCCATGTATCTCAAAAACGCCTCGCGGGGTATCTTTATCTGGTTGTTGATGCGGATAACCGGGAATCCTAACCATTCAGGGCGTTCCCTCGCCTGTATGCGCAGCGCCTGCTCGTTGCAGCCGATCACGCTTGCCGCCTGCGCCGGGCTTATCGTCGCCGCCGTCATCGCCTCGATGTCGTCAAGGGTCATTCCTCGCCCTCCTTGTCCTTGCGGTTCTTGATGCCGTCCAGCCTGCCCCGCATATACCCGCGCATATAATCCGCGCCGTCCGCCGGGATCTTCTTCAGGTCGTCCAGCAGCTCCTTCGCCGCCTTTTTCTCCTGCTCGCTCATTGTTTCACCTCCGTTTTTCTTGCCATTTTCTGAAATCTTTTGTAGAATAAGGACGCCGCGGTAATCTTACCGGCCGGTCGAAAGTGTGAAAGGATTTTTGCTATGAACAGATATCAGTGCCGCCTCTGTCGGGTCATTCAGAAGAAGAAGTACATCGGCGCGATCCTGCGTGCCACGGGCTACCGCCGCTTTGCCGATCTCGAATCCGCTCTTCCCGCGCCCCGGCCCGTCACGCTCTCCACCTATTCCGGAGACCCTGACGCGCTCGCCGCGCTTAACCCCGCGCTCGTTGAAGAGCTTGAGCATAAGCGCAAGGAGGATTTGCAGTGGTGGTCTACCTTTGCTCTCTCCGTTGTCGGCGCTGTCTGCGGCGTCGCCGCGCTTGTTCTTCAGGTCGTCTTTTCCTGAATCCGATAAGCCCTCTTGTCCAGCAGCTTCCGTCTGTCCATCTCGTCAAACCATTCCTCGACCGTCTGCCCCTCGATCGTGAACTCCTGCCCCGCGGCCTTGTGCATCCACGCCGCGTGCTTCCATGCCTCGCCGTAGGTGTCGAACCTCGCGCATATAAGCCCGTCCGCGCTCAGCAGGATTTCTCTTTCGGTCTCGATGAATCTGATGTCGTGCGTCGTCTCACCCCCCCTGTGTGCTGGCGCTCGCCTCATTGAGTTGATGGACTCATTATAACTTGCATTTCTGAGTTTGTCAACCCATTTTGCAAATATTTTTTATGTTTTTTGAGTTGACATACTCAAAAACATATGCTATTCTTATGCTAGGCCACGAAGGGAGGTGTAGCAATGAACGGAAGAATCAAGCAAGTCCGCAAATTAAAAAAACTATCGCAAACCGCGTTCGGTGAACCGCTAGGTGCGAGCCGAGACATGATAAATAATGTTGAAAATGGCCGCGCAGCCGTCTCCGACATGATGATTGCAGCAATCTGCCGAGTATATAATGTAGATGAGGTGTGGCTGCGTACCGGCACTGGTCAGCCGTTCCCGAAGAAGTCGCGGCGCGACGTTATAGATGAGTACATCGGCCAGCTCTCCGAGGGCAAGCGCTCGGATATCGAGCAGCTGCTCATTGAATTTATGGCCGAGACCTCTGTCGAAGAGTGGAAGGAGCTCTCCGCAGTGTTCCGAAGACTCGCCGATAAACTGAACAAGCCCGATACGGAGTGATTTCCGTATCGGGCTTGTTCCCGCTTATTTTGTTTTTTGAAGTGTGAAGATGTACACCGACCTCAGCTGCTCGTATGTCAGCTTCTCCGCCAGCTTTTCAAGCTCCGCAAGCAGTATTTCCCGTTCGTTCTCCATGTTTCCCCTCCGTTTATCGTCATTTTGCATTATTTTGGTGCATTTTATTTGTAAATAACGTAGAACTGGAAAACCGGTATGGAATATACCGGTTAATTGTGCTAAAATATGTATAATCTGTGAACAAAAGGAGGACTTTTCATGAACACATTGCGAGATAAACTTGTAACTGCGCTTGGCGGCGCCGGTATTGCGGTCTGGTATGTGCTTTCGCTAGTCTATACCTTCGCCCCGCTGCTTACCGTTTTCAACTTCGGCTTGCTCATTACCGTGGCCATCGTCGCCGTCGCTACGTTTGCGCCGACCGTTGGCGGCATAATCCAGCTTATTTTATATGTATGGGGTTTCTTCCGCGCCCTGTCGATGCCGTTCAACGGCTGGATACTCGTGTTTTACATCTGCTTCGCGCTGTATTTTTTCACCCAGCTTCTTCCCATGCTGCTTGCCCTCTTCTCCCGTAATCGGTAAATACGTATAAGAGGAGTGGCGAAAGTGTGAAAATGGTTCAAAAGCTTCTCATATTCGCCTGTTGCGTCTTTGCCGCCGCTTGTGCGCTGTCGTCAATTGCTTTCGCCCATCCGGGCAGAACTGACAGTAACGGCGGGCATTACGTTACCGCAACCGGCGAATACCACTACCATCACGGCTACCCAGCGCACGACCACTATGATATAGACGGTGATGGTGTGCTCGACTGCCCCTATACGTATGTTGCAAAAGCCACGCCCGCGCCGACTCCGAGTCGCGCAATTGCGTCAGGCGGCCATGTGGTAGTTACAGCGAATCCGGAGCTTTATCAAGCAGCTGTGGAGTCCGCAGCCTTTGAGCGCGTTGGTTCCTCCACAGAGGAGCCTCAGCAAAGCTACGTGAAGGTTGGCTGGATCATCTCCGTAGTCGCCGCATTTATCGGCGGTGTGTTGTTTCACAAGTGGCTCTCTACGCCGAGTGATAAAAGCGCGGCGCAGCCCGTGAAACCCGCCCCTGCTCCAGTCAGGCCGCGAGAAAGCCAGCCGTCAAACGTTCACATATGTTATCGGGATGTTCCCCACGAGATAGACTACCGAGGCATATTTGGCGAGAAGCCCCCGGAAGCGCCGAGGTTTCAACCTGAAAAGCATTCTCGCCAGAAACTAGACGAGGGCTGGACTGCCCTGATAGTCTTTTTAATAGTCTTCACGCTGCTCTGTATTCTGGTCGTGGTTTCCTTATCGTAAAAACGCGCCCCGGCATTGGTGCCAGCCTCCGCCGGGGCATGTAACAGATACCTTGTAAACCGACTTATCTGCTACGCTTATAGCCTATCATCTGCGCCCGGCATAGTCCACGCCCGGTTTCGAGATGTCGTCTCGGTCTGCGGCAAAAGACCTTTTCCCCGTTGCCGGGAACAAATAAAACTTTTGGGAGTGTGTGAAATGACCCCGTATCAGCGCCTTATCCCGTTCTTTGACAGCTATAATCGTAAAGTAACCGACGCGCGTAATGACTTGCACCTTTCCCTCGCCGAATTGTCGGAACAGTCCGGCGTATCATACTCTGCTATAGCCACCCAGAGCGCCGATACGGCGCCAAACCCAAAGCTATTTGAGCAGGCAGCGATATGTGATACCCTCAACTTATCTCTGGATGAGCTGTGCGGGCTTTGCCCCGCGTCAGACCTCGCCGCCGTGCATGAGCTTGAAATGGATAACGTCCGTCAGGCCGGAGACGTCAAGCGGCTCGAAGAGGTAAACGCCATGCTCAAATCGCAGCTTGCAAGCCGCAGACCCGTCATATGCGCGCTTTTAGCTGTCTGCGCCCTGCTGCTCGTGTGTTTAATTTCGTATATGGTGTGGGATGCCCAGCTTGTAACGGCGGGGCTTTTTCAGTCCGCCAGGTCAAGCGCCCTTGCCGTTATTTTTGGTTTGATAGTCGTTGCCGCCGTGTGTGTCATGGTGTACGCCCTGAGGATGTTAAGAAAATGATATGCCGTAAGTGCAGAAAAGAAATACCGGATATAAGCGCATTTTGCATGTTCTGCGGGGCGCGGCAAAACGCGCAGCCGCGTAGGGGGCGAGGGAACGGGCAGGGCACGGCGTACCGGCGTGGCAGGACGTGGACTGCGCAATGGACAATTGACACGTTTGTTGATGCGTCCGGCAGCCTGCACCAGCGGCGCGGAACGAAGGGAGGCTTCCCATCTAAAACCGCCGCGCTCGCCTTTGCGGCCAATCCCACAGAAACCGCGCCGAAGCAGGTGTACCGGCCTACGCTCAACGACTACCATAAATGGTGGGAAAAGAGCGGTGCATACGATAAACTCGGCAGCTCCAAGCAGTGCGCGTATGATATTGCGTGGCGTCGGCTAGACTCCATCAAAAATGTACCCGTAGCGGAGCTTACGATAGATAACCTGCAAAGCTGTGTGGACTCGCAGGCCGATACATATTACCCCGCGAAAGACATGAAAACCATGCTCGCCAAGCTGTTCAAGCGTGCCGTCGCCGAAGGGCAGGCAAGAACAAACCTTGCGGAGTTTGTCGAGTTACCGCCGCTTGCTGAAACAGAGCAAAAGCCGTTTGCAGAGGATGAGATAAATGCGTTGTGGACGGCCTACGACAACGGTGACTTGTTTATGCGCTTCCCGCTGCTGATGATATACAGCGGCATGATGCCCGGTGAGCTGCTGCGCTGCACAGCCGACATGATACACACCGATACGCACGAGATCATCGGCTGCGGCCTGAAAACCAAGAAGCGCAAATCAACACCGCTGATTTATCCCGACTGGCTCGAACCGCTCGTCCAGGATATCCTCGCGAACGTGAGCAGCAAGAAGGGGCGCATCGTCGGCATGAACGCGGATAATTTTTATACCGAGTATCACGCCGCCCTTGCGCGGGCTAAGGTGCGTGATCTGCCGCCGTACTCGTGCCGCCATACCACGGCGACGGCGCTGGCGCTCGCCAAGACTGCGCCCAGCGTGATACAGGAGATCATGCGGCATACCAAGTTTACGACCACCCAGCGCTATATACATCCCGATATGCAGAGTGCCCACGCTGCTATCAATGTCCTTGACAAAGGCAGCAAGGAATGATATTATTTCAGAGCAAAATTCCCCGCGTAGCCTACAAATTTCGGGGAATTCAGGCCATTTTAAGACCCATAAAGTTCCGTTGGACGCTGTCGCGTAGCTTACAACATAGCCTACAAAAACCCGCAAAGTATTGATAAATCAAGGTTTTTCTTTCCCCTGCTAAGGGAGTAGGCGTGTAAAAAGCGCGCGAGGGTTCAAATCCCTCCTTCTGCGCCAAAAGTACCAAGAATCAATCAAAAGCGACTGATTCTTGGTACTTTTTCTTTGCCTAAGTTTAAAATATTCGCTTGCCTCAACCGGCCATATACGCTGATAGGCTCCGTTGAGTTCTGCAAAGTTCTGTTGCGTAGCCTACATCGTAGCCTACATGCTTGCAGCTCGCCGCTTTTCGTCTTTACCCTCGGTACAGCTCATGCAGCCGCTTAACGTCCGCCATATCGCCGATCATGCGCTCATGTTCCCAGTCGTACACGGCTTTCATGCCCTCCGGCGGATCCCCGTTTCTGCTGCGGTAATCCTTTATCAGGCGTACCGCTTCGGCGTGTAGTGCCTCAGCGTGGGTTACCTCCTGCTTAGAGAGGCTTGCAAAGGTGTCAGCAAGTTCGCGGTCTTCGTCCTTATACTTTAGGGCAAGGTCGGCGTACTTCTCGGCGTCCTCCATCTCGTCGCGGATGTTGGTGTACAAACATTTGATCTCTTTCATGGCGCTCACCTCACGCGAGCTTGACCATGCATGCGCAGACGTGGTTGATAGTGCCCGCGACACCGCCCAGAGCCGCGCTTATTGTCGGCGTTCCGTTGCAGCATGCGGCGATGTATACGGTAGTCTCGACGTGCAGTGTGTAGGTGTTGCCGGCCACGGTCGTCACTTGCGCGTCGGCGCACGGGAGCGAGACGGTATCTTTGAGTGCTTTCAGCTCTGCGATGCCCGCGCCGTCTGCGGTGAACACTACGTCGTAGCTGATCCGGTAAAGGCCACTGTTATTGACCACGAAGCCACCGGCTACGGTATCGAGCGAACAGCCGGTGTCGGTGTTGAGGATGCCCAGCACATTAACCGGCGTACCCGCCGCTACAAAGGTCTGTGGCGTGTTGTTGTACGCGTTCTGCGCGCTCTTGTAGTGGGCATTCTTAAATCTAGAGTTACAGGACATTTTTTATCTCCTTTCAAAAGTAGGTGCCCCGGACAGCGTTTGCCGTCCGGGGCTTAACGCTGTTAAAGCGGTTAACGATTAGGGGTTATGCGCAGCAGCCGTTGTTGCAGCCGCAGAACGGGGACGCACCGGCGCTGTAAGTGTAGCCGTTGGGGTAGCGGACTACGCCATACATGCGGTTATCCATTTCAAGGCTGGCAATGCGCGCGGCCTGTTCGGATATACGCTGCTCAAGCTGCGACTTTTCCATCGCCGCGAACTTCGCGTCGATGTTCGCGTTCATGCCGCAGAGCTGGCGCTCGATGGAGTTGCCGGTCTGCATGATGGCCATGTTGGTCGCGTTCTGGGCGAGTGCCATCTCTTTGCCGAGCTGGCCGATGCTGCCCTGCATCTCGTAGCCGAGGTTGCAGATGCCGTTGCCGATGTTGGTGATCCTGTCGTTGAGTTGGCCGAACTGCTGGCCGAGCAGTATCTCCTGCTGAGATGCCGCGGTCGCGTACTGGCCGAACTCGCCCTGGCGGTTCCAACCGTTGCCGCCAAAGCCGAACATGAAGAGGAAGAGCACGACAATGAGGAACCAACCGGAACCCCAGCCGTTCTCGTTGTCTGCGCCGCGAGTCGCGGCCGCGATGTCGGAAAGGCTAAAATTTTCCACTGGTGTACTCCTTTCTTAGTTTTTTATATAAACCGTGTCGACCCGGCTTATTGCAGAAACTGCATGAAGCTCTTTGCCTGCTGCTTCAGATCCTCAAACTGCTGTTTGCTCATCTTTCCCGAAGCGAGCAGCTGGTTTATTTCCTGCTCCGCTCTTTCCGGCGTCATATTCGCCGCGAATTTGCGGAACTCGCTCACCATCTGCATCGGGTTTCTGGGCGCCGCCGCCCCCTGCTTGAAGAATGGGTTACTCATTCTGCGTCCCTCCCTGCTTCATAAACCGCTCGAACATTGCTTCGAGGTCGGCTTTTGTTACGTAGTCTTCGGGCTTCGGTGGAGACGGCGGGATGTACTCCTCCATGCGGCAATACGTCGTCTCAACGCCCATGTTGCCGCCCGTGCGGCAAGCCATAATTGCGTCGTCCATTGCCATCACCCAGAGCTTCTCTCCGGGCATTACCGGCACGCGGTCTATATCCGCGAACGTCGGCACAAACAGCAGCGTGGCGCGGTTGTAGCCTGCCGTGCCCTGATTGTTAAACGGGTAGTTTGAGTTATACATACCGTGCCTCCTTCTTTTTTCTGTCTATATCATCGCATAAAAAAAGAGGGCTAACCCGTCGGTTAACCCTCAATTGCGTCCGCTATTTTGTTTTTTATGCTTCTTATTCGCCGCTCCACCTTTTCCGGGCTGTAATAGTCCGCCTCGGATAGCTCGCAGGATATTTGCACTACGCTCATGCCTCGTGCGCGTAGCCGGAGGATAGTAATCTCCTCGTCGGTGAAGCCGCAGTCGCGCTCAAACTCCTCCCGGAGCGTCCGGGGAAATTGCAGCTTGCACTTCGCCCCTGGGGTCGTCAGTGTTTGCTTTAACTCTGATTTCGTCATTTTCTGCCCTCAAATACGCCGTATAGATTTGCTCGACAGTCACACTATCGAGCCGGTTAAGTGAGCAGAATTGTTCAACGGATAGTTTCATTCTCCTCCGTCGTCGGTTTACAAGGATTTGTTTTGCGCCGCCCTCTGCAATGGCAGCCAATGCCTGACCGGAAGTGTAACCGCTGGCGG